ATACGGATAGAGGGCGGCAAGGTCGGCCTCGATGGCGTTGGTCAAGGCCCTGATGGCCTGCGCGAAACGATCGCGCATGATGGCCTGGTCCTGGCCGGAATTCCCGAGGCCTTTCGCCTCTTCGCCATTGATTCTGACGGGGGCGTAGTAGTCCTTACTCAGGGTCACATCGGCATAGCTGATAGCAGCATTGCCATTGTCACCGGCTGCCTGTCCAGCGGATCCCTCAACAAGAGTTATTGCAGGGACAATAGGATAGCGAATGGTTTCGTCTACGGCCGCACGAGCAGCAGACGAATTCCTATATACAGCCGGAATAAATCCGACGAGTTCACGGGCTACGATGTCCATAGCCTCGTATATAGTGGGTATCAACCCGGTAAGAGTGTTGGCCATTTACGGCCTCCTTAATCGATAAGTTGGGCCTCGCCTTTTTTCACAGCGGCGATGACCTTGCCTCGCTCCATTTCTGAAAGCGAGTCGAATTCTGCGCGCTTCATAACCCGGTTGCCTCCGGCTCCGGATCCTCCCAGCGCACCACCACCGGACGCATCCGGTGCCTTAACTCGGCGCTTGCCTTCGTCGGTTTGCGCCCAAGATTTGAAGTACTCAAGGACATCCAGCTCAAGGCCGTCTTTATCGAGAATCACGGGTTTGTACTTGTCACCGTCCTCTCGAATAGTGACCCTCCCCCGGTACGCATCCTCTAGAAGGCTTCTGTCTTCATCGCGGACGCGGACTTCGTTCAAGGCCTTGGACAAGGCGTTGTCGCGAAGCGTGCCATGGTACAGGCCCAACACTTTTTCAAGCTTGTCCTGTGCCTGCTTTATCGCTTTCGCGTGATCCTCTCTGAGGCGCTTTTCAAGAAGCTCCCACTGGCTTTTGCCTTCGAGAGACTTCCGCTCATTCGCGGCCTTTTCGGCTTTGAATTGCTTCAGCTCTTCCAGGGTGGTGGGAAGCTCCTCAGGATCTATCCCTTCCAGCATTGCCTCAAGCTTCTTTTTCTCGCTCAAGATCGTGTCCCTATTGGTTTTCAAGCCCTCCGTTTTAGACTGGACTTCTTTTTCCAGCAGGTCATTCGCCATCGCCTCGATGTCGGCTAAGTCGGCATCGGGAAATTTCGCTTTCAACGCCTCAATAAGTTTCTTAAGCATGTTTCTTGTACCCTCCGGGTTTGATATCCGTAGACCCTCAGGGCTACGGCCTAAACAAAAAGGGCACACCTACTAGACCTGTCTCCAAGTCCAGTGGGTGCGCCCTCAGTAAAGAGATAGCGTTTTCGGGGCTCAGCCCCTACAAACTTTCAAATATCGATGAACTTATTATACGTCTGGTTTTTGAGTATTGCAAGTATTACTTTCTACGGAAATTTTAACGGTACCGCTGTACTCCACCGCCTGGGGTTTCCCGTTGGCAACCCGTATCAGCACAGAGCCGTTGATTCCCTTAAACTCAAGAATGGCGAGAATGCACTCAGCTTCTTTGATGGCCTTCTTGCTCTCAAGATTCATGCTTTGACCTCGATCCTGAATCCTTGCCGGTACAGTTCCGTAGCCAACACGCCGACTATATCCTCACTTTGAGAGGTCCCGTTACAACCAGCCACAGCATGGATCCACTCATGGACGAGAGTTGCCTCTTTCTGTGCCTTTGAGCAGTGGGCATTTATCTTGATGGTAGCGGCCATGACATCGCACTCGCCGAAGCGCATATCCTCTGATAACACGCTATCCACTTCGGTAATTTCAAACGGTATTCCACAGATCACAGTCTTCACGCCGCCTCCCTCTTCTTCAGCTCATCCAACGTCAGTACCCGCGCGTCATCGACAAAATGACTGAGCGGGGTACCGTTCTTCCACATCGCATAGCGCGAAGCCCCGAGTACCTCTTCCTGGAACGCCGCCGGCTGATCTTTCAGCCAATCCGGATATTTGATCGTTGACGCTATCTGTCCATTCATTGACGCCCTGGTTCCTTCAGGGACTTCCTCCAGGTCAACGCCGAGTTCCCGCCAGGATTTGATAACGGGGACTAGGCAGGTCCTACACCCCCAATGGTATGGGGGTCGTTTACCCTTGAGCTCCTGTCTAGAGCCATCGTACATATCGACTTTCCCGTCGAGGTTGATACAGATAAGCGTCGTCCGTCCGTCGAGAGTAGCGACAGCCTGGACGCCCTTGATCACGTCGCGGTTATTCTCGAAGGTGCGCTCCCGGGCGACATTGGCCACGTGAGCGGTAGCCATGCGAGTGATCTGAGCGGCGCTTCTACGGTCAATTTCGAGGAGGCCATCAGCATAACCTCTGACCTTAGTGCCCCGAAGTATCCTGACCATCTCCTGGTTTGTCCTACCCTCTGCAAAGCCGCGCCGATACATTCCCTCTACCCTTGCCATCTTGGTATCACCCCAGTCGCGGACCCAGCCGTCGAGGTACTTAGACATTTTCGCGTCCCCGAAGACTTCAGCGTTTGCCGCTGCCCACAACTGAGCCGGGGCGATGGCGTCAAGGGACACAGTGATCGGGAGTATTGACTGTATCTTGCGAACCTGGAAGTCGGACTCATACCCGGCAAATTCCTTCAGGTCATCCTTCAGCCGGTTGTACAGCTCTTTCCTGGCCTCGGTGGTGATAGCCCGGACATCTTTGAGGATTCGCTCAAGGCGCTCTCTGGTAAGCGGTCTGAGATCCCGCTCCAGGCGGGTGAAGAGGTCGCGGTCCATGGCGTTTAATAGCTCGATGACTCGGTTAACCTCGGAAGTTTTATACCGCTGCAGGTAGATTGCATGGGAGATGCCGGCGTTGCGAAGAGACTCGTTAACGGTCATGTGGTAAGCTGATCCCTATTTTCAAGCCCGCCCCCTACGGTTCCAAGAAGTGGAGGCTCTTCGGCGAGTTCTTCGCGGATGTCTTCAGCGGTCCGGCTCTCGTCTATCATCTCACCGCGCTTCATCATGCGGAGGAAATCGGAGTAAGCGTAGGCACCACGTTGCCATCCGTCCACGAGGTTTATGATATCTTCCGTCGTCATCGGGATCGGGAAGTAATCGGTATTCAGCTCGACCTCAACATCCCCGGTATCGCCTATCCAGTCTCGCCTGACTTCAATGCACCATTTCAGGCCTGCGCTTACTACGCGGGCGATTGACGCAAGGACGGAATTCTCAGAGGATCGATGAATCGACGCGGTTTCAGCGGCTTCGACAGCCCGCTTTTCTGGAGCAAGGATTCGTGCGCCGAGAACTGCCATCATCTCCCGCTTTTCTTTCTCGTTGTCCTTAAGCGGCGTCACGCCCTGGCCGGTGAACTCGAGGTATTTTCCCTCGGAGCCTGCGGTCATATGGATGCCCTTGGAAGAGCCAATCGATATCGTGGTGACTTCTACGCCGTCTTCCGTGACAAAGTCACCGGAGAAAAACGGAGTCGGATTCCCGGCGAATAGAAGGGCATGCTCAAGCTCTGCGATGGTGTAGTAGTGGCTCATGTTCATGTTGACGAGGCCAAGAAGTGGCGGCTTTTTCACCCGCATCGTCCCATCGAGAGCGTCGAACATCCGAAACGGGATGTAATTGAGACGCTGGCCATTGGACATACTGGGGTAAATGTCTTCCCCGTGCTGGATCCACTCGTCCTTTGTTTTGACGTCTTCACTCTTCCGGAATATCCGCTGACGGTAAACCAGCTTGCCTTCCGCATCCGGGGTAAGGTCAAGCACTCTGGCCTGGGTCTTTTGTTCAGAAGTGAACTCGTCTTCAGCTTCTTCGTACTCTTCCCCAAGCACCACCAGGGATAGCATTTTTTTCCCACCGACCGGTGCCTCTTTCCAGTTCCAGATCACCTCGGCCTTGTAGACGGTCATGTATGGACGGAGACCCATGGCCTCTGCCTCGGCCTGGGATAACTCCCTGCCATCGTCAACGCTCACCGTTGAGTAGTCGATAAGCACGCCGACGCGGTTGACCGTAAGAACTTCGTCCACTAGCTGCGCTGAGAATTCATCGTTTTTGATATCGTCATCATCCATGAGGGCTTTGGTGGTATCAGGAATAGTCATCACCGAGGGCTTGCGAAAAATCATCCCACTCATTCCCTTCACTGTCTGACCAGTCGCCTCGAAGAAATATACCGGATCAAGATACACTTTATAGTCGGCATCGCTTTGTCCTGGGAGACGTTTGAGATATGTCTCGCCTTTGGCTTTTACCGCATCCTGGCCAGCGGCGGCATCACGGCACTTTGTCCAGGTTGGGAGCCACTTTTTGTATTCAGGGTGTTTCGAGTCTACGGGCATCATGCGCCTCCGAAGGTTATGGATACGCGGGAGGCTATGCGCTTCGCCGCAGCTATGCGATATCGGGTCTCGTCATAGGCATGGTCTTCGGCTTGAGTGTCCACGTCGTCCATATCGCGCTCTGAACGGGGTAGTACTGGGACGGTTCGGATAAAGCCGTCATTACAGGTGTTGAATACGAAAAATCCAGGCTCTTCAAGCCTCTCTGCTAGAGAAGCCTTAAGCTTACGGCGAAGAACTGAAAGACCGTTCTTTCTGGACCCGGGAGATTTATCAGCGGGAACAAAGCATCCACGTTGTCCATATCCGCTGTCTATCCCTTGCGCAATAGACAACTTCCCTGGGTCCGCCTCAAAGATTGACGAGTCCGCTGGACCAGGCTGTATCCGTTGTCTTATCCCGAGGTATTCCCTAAGATTTTTCTCTTTCGCAGCTATGCCCTTGCCGATATCGACATCTTCGGTTTTCGTTCCCTCGTTTGGCTTACCATTCCAGCCGTACCATTCGCCGACTCTAAATATAGTTCCACGCGGATAACTCTTTTTTACACCGGAGGGAGGATCCGCTATTTCGGTGCCATCGCTTTCAGCCCACCATCCGACGGAGAAGGGTTTGGATGACCCCCAGTCGAAGGAACGGTCTACATACCAGGAGGCGGGGATCTTGAAAGGCTTTATCACATGGACCGTGCGGTCCCATACGTCATCGAGAGCTCCGCCGGCAACAATGTCCCAGTCTCCGTACCGCAACGCCCGTACAAGAGCGGAATTTCCTAGACCTTGTAGCCGCCTCTCGTAGTTTGGATCATATTTCAAAAGGTCTGGATTATCGTCCAGGAGCGCGGGGATATATTCGCGTATCATCCCTCCTTCACTGTCCGGCATCTGATGTAATCCGGGGCCTTTATCTACCCATCCCATTTTAAGCCAGTGATGGCCAATTCCTCCGGGGTTCGCGGTCAATACTATGCGAGGGAAAAGGCCTTCATACCGCTGAGGGATTACTATCCCAGACAACCGAACGCGCCCGCGTAAGTACGTATACATCTGATTTTGCCAGTTTCCTGCCTCTCCCACCATCAAAACGTGCATCTCGGCGGATTGGTAGTCATATACATTTTTGAGGTATTGGCAATGACAGAGATGGATTGTCGATATCAGCTCTTTCTCTTCCCCGGTGTCAGGAAAGCGTACTTTCCGGGGCCTGAAATAAATCTTGCTATCATCCACGATCCTGACTTTTCCGGATCGTACCCATGGCGACAACATTACCCGAAAGGACGTAGGGCCTGTCATGTGTTCGTCCATAAGCTCAGGGTGAGTGCGTCGGAAAATGTACACCTGAAGACCGGGGATGTCGTTGCACCAGGTTATTGACGCAACGCGGTAAAGATGACTGTTATGCGTTGGAACCATTGAGCGGCCGGCAAGAAATAGGTTTGACGGGGAATCTGCTTGAATACAACGAACAGGCACACTCTTAATGGCGGTGATGCTTTTAACCATGTGCCATTTTTGCGTTCCGCGTTCGTCTGTAATAATTCGTTTTAACTTGCGCGGTAGAATAAAAACCTTTTTCGCTGTAGCATATTTTAAGCGATATTTTTGGCCACAGTCCTTCCCGTATAACTTCGCCCTGCCTTCGGTAATCGTTGCCTTGATTCCTAGCGAGACCAAGAGTTCATGAACAGACCCGATCAACTTTCTGTCGCAGTTGTCGAACTCACAGGCACCACGCTTATTAGCCGTACCATCGGTGTCCATAAGCCCGCGAAGCAGATCCATCCGCTGCTCGGTTGATGCCCTGAGATATTCTTGCGGGATTTCTTTGCTATACTCACATCCAATGGCTTTCAGCTTTCCTTGGATACCTAGTATCCCATAGGCATATTTTGCCGATCGTTTCCTAACGGTGTACCCACGTCGTTCTATCTCTTGCACAACCTCAATATCAGCCGAGGTAATGGCGCCCTGCCCGCGCGTCCCATCTCCAAGCCATACACCGAAAACGTAAGGATCGATCGGGAGAGTGAGCGCTGAAAGATCAAGCCCACCACATACACGAATCGAATAATTCGTTCGACCTCTACAATCAACTCGTGAAGCCATAGTTTTCGTTGTGACAATTTCAGCCTTGGGCTCTGGTAGATAAGTTTGCTCCCTCTCTCGGTTTGCCATGGCAAGGTCTGGACGTTTTCCGGTTGATTTACTTGAACGCTTTTCTCTGCGTTGCGTCCGGTATTCGTCGGTTCTCCGCCTAAGCGCGCTCCTAGCGGCGTCGTCATAAACTGCCCAGGAATGCTCGGCATCGGCAATGATCTTCTCGCCATTATCAAAAACTACTTCATAGCATGGCCGATCAATCATTGGATCGGTTAACGCTATTACGCGACAGGGCTTCCCGCACTCGTCAAAAACCATATCGCCAATGTTCAACTCGCCCATCATTGCCCAACCTGAGAGTGTTGGTATGGGTGTATCAAGTGCTAGAGCCTTCCCCCCGCCAGCAGCGCCGCCATAAAGAATCTCGGTGCCCATTGACTTGAATGCCTTGGACTGCTTAGGCCTCAGGGTTAGAGTCATTTTCTTCCGGTTCCCTTTCGAGTATCGTTGTGAGGGCTTCTTCTTCGTAATGGTGCAGATTGATTTCTGATTTTCTCCGACCTCTGACTTCTGCGAGAAGCTCGGTACCGCGCATGCGAGTGCCATTGTCAGTAACAACGGTAATCTTTTTGCCCTTGTAAAATTTCGTCTTTTCAGCTTTAAGCCGTTGGTCAATTTCATAACCAAGCCTGATATCATCAAGACCAGCAGCGTCAAGCAGTGATTCCCAGCAGTCTTTTTTTTTATAATGCGCTGATAAATCCTCGATCCGAGTACATCAGCGGAGTGTTCGTCAACGTCTGGACATACTGACAGATAGGCCTGTTTTTTGTTAAACCCATGTGATAGCAATGCGGATATGAAAGCCCGTTCTTTTAGTGTAAAACCAACTTTACCCAACGAAAAACTCCTTCATCCTCTAGCATACACATACTTGCACACTTATTACAAGCTTTTTCTTGCACTTATCCCCTCACCACTACATAGCATTATCACTATATATCCTCACTTGGCCTTTTTAATTTCCCGAAGAACACGCTTGAATGTACCCCACTGCTTTTTTAATATATGCTTTCTCCGGACGGCGTT